GCCCGTTGCGACGTTGCCGCTCGTACCAGGACAACGGGTCGTTGTCGGCTGCGCTCAGGACTTCTTTTTTTGCCTTTGCCACGGCAGCTCGCCCAAGTAGTCGCGCCCGTGCGCTTGTCGTGACGCGCGCCAACTGCCGCGCGGCTTTGCGGCTCACAAACCGCTCGGCTTTGCCAAGCCCCACGCTGCCAGCGATGCCTTTGGACGCCACCACAAACGCCCGCCCAAGGTCCACGTTTATTGCTGCTTTGCCTCGGCTCAAGTCCACCGCGCCGATCACCCGAGCGCCTTTTGCTGGCGGTGTGATGCCCTGCACTGTCATCAAATACTCGGCAAACGACACGGCCATGAGTTCGGGCAGCGCGAGCCCGCCGGTCGCAACGCCTTCGACGATGCGCGCCAGTGTTGCCGCTCCCCATTCGGCTTGTGCTTCATTCAGTTTGAGCGAGATCATTCGAGCACAACGCCATGAGGCGAGAAAGCTGCTCCGTTGGTGCCGGTCCTTGGCGCACTGTCCACGCACCGGCCGCCCAGAGCGCCGCGTGATAATACGCCAGCGCTCGAGTCATCGGCAGGTCCAGAATGGCGTCCTCGGTCCACCCCGTCTTGTCGGCCAACGTGAGAATGAGTCCAGCTTCCCATGTTGGCCCAATCAGTTTCCCGGCGCGTCCTTGTCCTCAGTTCCGGGACGTGGCACTACCTCCACCGCCTGCGACTTAATCTCGGCCGCCACGCGGTTGATCTCCGCGACCAACTGCGGCAGCGCGGCCAATGGCAAGGAGTCGGCAAAATCATGGATTGCGTCCCACGCCGTGCCCGCGTCGATGGCCTTGCGCACGGCCTGTAACGGCTGAGACCGCTCCCACGCCAGAGCAAGAATCTGCTCCTCAATTTGCAGAGGCGTCAGCTCCGCGCCTTCGGTGTCGGTGAAAAGCGTCAGCCCCAGAGCCATGCAATTCAGCCGCGACCGCAGCGAAAACGGTCGCAATTTGATGCCCTCAATCTCAATCGGACCAGATAGAAAACTCATAACGCGGCGAGCAGTTTGGCTTTCTTTTCCTCCGGTAGGTCAGGATGAATAACGACTTGCCGGTTGCCCTTGCGGATTAGCGCGCACGGTTTTTGAGTCTGCAGCCACGTTTTAAGCTGCACCGTAAAATCCCGTTGCGCCCGTTGAATCGTGATCCAGTGCAACGGGTTGGCGGCTCGCCACTCGTCTGACAACCAGCGGCGCCGGAACTCGTCAAACGAGACGTCCTCATCGCCGATGCGAGCGCGCACGTCGCCCTTGATACTCCAAACGACTTGTCGCTTCACGCCGTCGGATGTTTCTTCGACCGTGTCGTGAAAGTTCTCCTCGTCGAGCAGTTGCCCGCCCACCGCAAGCCACGCACCGATCAAATCGGTGTTGGGTGACTTAAGCGGCGGCAGGTTGTCGCGAATAAAGTCGATTCGCGTTCCGGGTTTTAGATGTGACATAATCGGATGCGCTGTTGCGCTTTAACTTGCGGCGGTGTAGGCGACGCCGTCGTAAGAGAAGCCCTGCCAATCTTCGTTGGTTTGCGTCTCGGTGATTTTCGTGATGATCACTTTGCCGGTGACGCCGTCAGGCTCGCCAGCTGCGCCACCGAGTGTGATTGCAGGCAAGTCGCCCTTGCCTTTAACCGAAAACGAAAACTGACTGTCCACGATTGTTGCCTCAGAGTGAGTGCCGTCGGCGTTGATAAGTTCCTTGGTTTCGCCCGTGAGCGTAGTGTCCACGGACTCAATGAGCGTGCCGGTAATTTTGGTAATGCCGAAAGTTGCCATGGCGGTTTATTCGAAAAGGGTTCCGGTTATTTCCGATGTCGGAAAGTCGTCGTTGGTTTCGCTGTATTTGGTGGACGTAACGGTCAGCGCCGAAAAGCCACCAATGGAAATGGTGGACAGCGTGGCAATCCCTTTGGTGCGAATGGTCACCGTGGTTTTGCTGCGCGGCTTTGCCTGTGCGAGCACCACGCGCCCCGTTGCGCCTTTGATGGTTGCGGTTTCGACTTCCTGCGTGCGTTCGGAGCTTTGCAGAAAGCTGCCGGTCGGCGCGGTCAGTCCGAATGTTGAGGTGACTCCAAATGTAGCCATGGGATTTAAGGTTGTGGGCCGTAGCCCAAGGTGAACTGCAAATTCGTGATCCAATGCCGTTCCGTGTTTTGCGCCTCCGATGAGGTCGCGACCACGCCGTAAACCTGCACCGCTGAGCCTGCGCCGGTGACGCCCTTGATCGCGTCTGTCACGTCCTGAACGAGCACAATGTGCTCCGCGACTGTGGAGTCGTCAGCCTGGCTCATTACTGCCACGGTCAACGCACCACGTTGCAGCGGTCCACCCACCAGCGCATCCCCGCGAATGTCGAGCAGGATGCACGGCATTGTGATCGACTCCCCGTCGTGCGGAAGCCCGATGTAGGTGCCGGTGAAGTCGGGCGCAATCTCGTCGCGGATTACTTCGCATGTGAGAAGGTCGATCATCGGCTCGGATCCTCCAGGTACAACGTCCACGAAATAGGATCCTCGGCAATATCACCGATGCGCAGCTCCCTGCCGTTGAGCGTCAGCTTCGTGCCCTTCACCGGCGTCGGAAACCCGGCTTTTTCAAGCCGCACGGCACCAGTAAAATGCGACTCAAAGCCACCGATGGCCAGCGTCTGCGATTCCTTCTCGCTGGCCACTCCAAACACGGTTGCGCCCTGGTAGACGACCGTGTCGGCCTGCATGTAGCCGATTGCGTCGGCCATTGCGGCGGCAGTAATGGCAAGGAATTCAGACATCAAAGCAGGGATTCAGCCTTGCGGCGGGACACAGGCTTTTCGGCAACGAATGTTTCCACCAGCGTCTGAGCCTTGTTCAGCTTCACGCCTTCGGGCGTCGGGTTGCAGACCAAATAGACGCGCCCAGGGCTGTTGTGCGCCTTGTAAAACTTCCGCGCTTCGTCGGGCGAGCCGGTGGAGAAAATGACCTGCGGGCCTGCGCCGATGTCCTCGAGGACGAGAGAGATTTTCATTTTGGGATATTCGGTGAAAAGCCGGAGCCCCCCGGTGTAGGGAGCCCCGGCTCTTTGGAGGGTCAGTCGTTAGGGAGTGACGATGCGGACGCCCATGTTGGTGCCCTTGGCAACGCCGTAGATGATCGACACGTTGATGCAGGTTTTGCCCAGCGCGCGGTCGTAGTAACGGCGGAAGGTCACCGGCAGCCCAAGCTCGGGCACCACCACTTCGGCGATCTCAATCGAATCTTGCAACGCCGCTTCCGGGTTAACACGGCGGGCGGCCATGATGAGCGCGCTGGAGTGCATCGCAAACCCGGCCAGCGCTTCGCCATTAACGTCGCAGAGGTCGGACTCGTAAACTTCAAAACCGGACACGCGGGGCACCGTGTTGTTGGCCTTGAACTCCGTGATGGTCGGGATTTCAGCGCTGATGAAGGTCTTCAAAACCGCGCCGTAATAGGCAGGGTTGAGGATCATTGCGCGGCCAAACTTCGGAGCTTTAGCGGAGCTGGTCAGCTGCTGCGCCAGGTCGATGACGTCAGATCGGTCAAAATTGGCTGCGCTCGAGGAAAGCGGAGTCTGCGCAAAGTTCGCAGCGGTCACCAAATTCCAGAGATCGCCGAACACCTTGGCGCCCAGAGCCTGCACCATAGGCGCGAGGAAAAGGCGTTCAAAGTTGATGGACGACTGGAGAACGTCGATGTCGGTGAACCCAAGCGTCACGCCCTGGTGCTGATCCAGCGTGATGGTGCGAGCGGTTGTGTCGCCGTCGGCGGGAGTGTAACCGACGCTGGCGATGTCCACCACGGAAGGAACCGTAGCAAACCGAGTCGTCACAGACTGCCCAGCGGACGCAACGTCCGTAGAAAAGTCAGTGGTAACGCCACGCAGGGGAGCGAAAGCGTTGGTGAGGAACGGCAGCGATTGCTGCGCGATCTGAGCAAGAAAAACACCGTTGAGTGCCATATGATTGAGTCAGTAGAGGTTAGGAGTTGAGCTTCATTCTGTCTTTGTTCGCCGCGTAGAACGCATTGCGCTCGACGAAGCCCAAAGTCTGGTAGTGCGCCCACAATTCGTCTTTCGACTTAGGCGCGGTCGCCGCTTCCGGCTGAATTGCCACGGGCTGCACGCCTAGACTGGCGACGATTGCGTTTGCCTTCGCAGATGCGTCAGCCTCGGCAGCCTTTACGGCGTCGAGAGCGGCGGCGAGGTCGCGGTTGTTTGCGTTGGCAAGCTCAAGGGCGGCGGACAATTCCGCGCTGCGGGCCTTGAGTGCGTCAAATTGAGCCACCAGCGCCGAGTGCTCGGCGGTAAGTGCGTTAAGCGCCGAGAGGTCAGCCTGTGCGGCGGACAACGCTGCCAGCGCGTCGGTAAGGGTTGCCGGAGTAGACTCCATATACCCCTGAGCGTTCGGACAAGAAAAACCCCGCCGGGAGAGACAGCCCGGCGGGGTGGAAACAACAAACCAAATGAACAACTACGCGCCCACCATACGCAAAAGTTCAGAATATGCAAGCTCTTCTGTCCCCACTGCGTCGATGAGGTTGCCCATCCTCGCTCGCGGCGCGAGATAAGCGGCCCCGGTCATGTACTCGTCGGCCACCAGCCGGTTGCGGAGGACGTTGTCCCTGAACTGCGCGAAGCTGTCGTCCACCAGCTGCTGCAAGCTGGCGCGCTGCGCGGGAGTCAGCGATGGCCCCATGCCTGCGCCTTTAAGCGGTCCCGAAGTGATTGGGTCCCAACGCAAGCCCTCTTCCTCATACATCGCGGATTGATCCACCCAAGGAATGATCGTCCCAATGCTGCCCCAGGTTGAACCCACGGAGCCGTAGACCTTGTCGCAGGAAACCGCGATGTTGTACGCCGCCGAGCACGCCGTGTCGTCGGAATAGGCGACGATGGGAACTTTCAGGAACTGAATCAGGTCGGTGATCTCGGAGCAACCCGAGCAACTGCCCCCCGGCGAATTGATCTCAAGCAGCACGCCGCGCACGTTGGCCTCCATGGCGGACTCAAGGTCTTCGGCAACCCATTCGTAATCCCACACACCGCAGCACGCCTCGATTGCGCTGATACCCTTGGCAAGCGTGCCCTCAATGCAAATGTGCGCGATACCCTGCCCGTCGATTTCCATCGGCTCGCGCTGGCTTTTCATCATGCCCTCGTACTCATCGCCATTAGCGCGCACCAGCCGCGCCTCAACGAGTTTGCGGACGGCTGCGTAGCCGCCGGGCGTGATGAGCCAAGGGCGGTAAAAAACTTGCTCGATGACGCGTTGAAATTTCATTCGGTCGGTGCGGTTGTGGCAGGGTTGCCGTTAGGTGTGAGCAAGCCGAACACGTCGCGAGTCAGGCCCGAGCGGTCCACGCGTTTTTTGATCTCGAGTTCCTCGCGTTCCACTTCGTCAAGGTGCTCCTCGAGCGTTTTGGATCCGCTGGCGAGGATGTCCGTCATGCTGCGCATCCCGGCGCGGTAGGCGTCGATGGCGTCGCGGTTGGCGTAGCCGCTGTCGGCGGTCAGGCGGGCGGGTTCGGTGAAACGGAACTGGTAGGCGCCACCGCGGTTTGCGTCTGCGCCCGTGTAGGGCGGGAGGATGCCGAGTTCGACAAAGCGGGCCACGGCAAATGCGCAGCGACGTTTACAAAACGCGGAGAGGTAGGCGTGCCGCTCGGAGGTCACGCGGTTCACCTGCTCTAGGATGATCCGGGCACTTGCGCCGCCCAGCTTGCTCATATCCCACCCAAACTCGGGCGGCCATTGTGCGGCCAGCAGTGCGTTGCGGATGAGCCTTTCCTGCAGCCGGTCCTGCGCTTCCGTGGGGATTTTGGCGTCCAGTTGCTGAATGGACTCTCCAGCGTTGGCGGTCAGGTACTCGATGCGCCCGCCTGCCATCGGCGTGAGCCGCAGTTGCGAACCGCAGCCGGGCGGCGTCACGTCGGTGAGCGCGTTGTACGCGTCCGATGCGTCGGCCATGCCCTGCTGGTTGGTCACCAACAACCCGATCTTTGCAGCCATGCGGGACGCTGCTTGGATGTCGTCACCGAGATCCTTGAGGGAAATGAGATCCCGGATCGCGGGAGCAAACGCGCTGATGCCGCGCACCTGGTCCACCTCGCGCGGATCCATCGTCAGCATCGCCGACTGCACCGGCACGTCGCGGTCTTCGCTGCCGTCCTGAGCCTCCCCGAGCACCCGATAGGCCACTGCTCTGTTGGTTTTGGACAGGATGACGCCGTTGTAGATCTTCAGCCCCCGATACCGGCCCTCGGTCAAAACGCCGTCGTCGCCACGGCTGCCGATTTGGTGCCACGGCACCTGCTGGAGTTGCGGGTAGCCGTTGGCGGTCGTGGTGAGAATCGTCAGCAGGTCGCCCTCCCGGTCGATCGCCACGGACTCAAGCCGGAGCCCTTCCCACCAGCTTTTGCCGTCGAGGTAAGCAATCTGCATCCAGTCGAGCAGCACCGCCTCGGCCTGCTTGCCCCACTCGCGGTCAGCGCCGGTGAAAATGGGTCGCATTGCCATCCCCACGGTGAGCATGGATTTCTGGTCGATGGCGGCGTTTACGACGCCCGTGTTCCAGTAGAGCTTGCGCGCCGCCGAATTGACGGTGCGCCACTCGCCGACGGTCAGTTCGCGGCTGATGCTTTGGGTGTGGTTGCGCCAGTAGGGTTCGCCCCAGACGCCGCCTTCTACTAGGCGTTGCCTGCGGTAGGCTGCGTAATTGGCGCCCACCTTTGGCGTGCCTACCCCCATGAAATTCTTGATGCGGTCCAGAAAGCTCATATGAAATACGCCTGAGTGCGTCGCACCGGACCGTTGATGCCCGCCGCTTTGTAATTAAGCGCCTGCTGCGCGAGCATGATGACGTCCAGCGGACTTAACGTGCCGCCCACATTAAACTGGAAAGCGGCGCCGTCGATGGAACTGGAAACAAGCGTGGACTTGCCCGCGGTCACCAGGTCGAACTTGCTTGCAATGATCGCCCGCAGTTCGGCCACGTCCCGCGTGAGGAACACTTGGAGCAGGAGTCTTTGGTCAGGAGCCATCTACCAAAGGCACCGGGACAAGAAAAACCCCGGACATGCCACACGGCAGCCGGGGTAGCCTTCCGTTCCCGCCAGTCGCACACCGTCGGGTTTAGGTTGAGCCTGCACCCTACTCTGTCGCGGCTGGTTCGTCAACCTCCGGCGCGGTGGACACCATATCGGGCAACGCGCCCAGGATCTGCGCGGCGAGCACGTTCATTGCCTCCGCGTCCCACATATGGTTCGGCCTGCCCGTCGCCGTCCACCGCAGCCTGGTCTTTTTGGTTCGCTTGTCCACCGTTGCCCGTTTGCGTTCGCTGTTCAAATGCCGCAGGTATTCCGGCGGTGCGTCCTGCGGAAACTCCCAAACCGGCGATCCCGTGTTTCTCAAATTTGCGAGAATGTCTTTTACGGGATCCGACGCCCAGTAAAAGAACGTCACAAACACCCGCTTACCCGCAGGGTCCCGCGTCGTCGGCGCCACCACGCGGTCCGGTGCGCTGTAATACCGGCGAATGGGTTTTCCGTCGCTGCCCCGCACGGTAAAGAAATCCTCGGCGCGCCCGATTAGTGCGGTCCATCCGTATTTTGCGCAGGTGTCGTAAACCCGCCCGTGAAACGAGTTCCCGGCGTCGAGCAGGCACCGCTTGTCGGGCACCTTCAGCCGGACCTGAATCTCGCGCAGCTGGTCCACCGTCAGAATCTTTCCCGCCCAGAGCAATCGCGAGTGCCCGTTTTTGAGCCACACCCGCACAATGCCCCAGTAGTGATCTTGTTGGCAGTCCACCGTCATCACTCTGGCAAACTCCTCCGGCATCGCGCGCCCGTCCTGCCATTCGTTTTGGAAATACTCTGCAGCTTCTAACTCAAGCGCGGGAAGTTCCTCCTCGAGTTTCCACGGCATTGCGAGCCGCTGCATTCTGAAGTCCTTTGTCGGCTGCAGCACCCCGAGGTGACGCGCGTCCGAGGCTTGGCACCATTGAATCACGAGGTCGCTCCACCGGATCCAGTAAACGGACTGGGCGGACACACGGCGCGAGCGGTAACCGTCGACGTGGTCGTTGCCCTCGGTAATCCATTCGCTCCGCTGGGTCAGCGCCCGCCGTGCGGCCATAGTGTCAGGCGTGACGTGCTGGCAGTGCGGGCATTCATGCCGGACGCTCTTCACCAGTTCGCCCCAGTTCCATTCGCCGTTGGCGTTCTTGGCCTCGTCATACTTGATGTCCACCCACTCCGGTTTCACCCAAGCATCGCAGCCGGGGCACCGATGGCACCAAACAAACTCCTCCCCAGAGCGCCACTCCTCGCTGAGTTGGTGCGGCTCCTCAAAGCTCTGGCTTGTCAGCAGCGCGTAGCCGTTCCACCGGTCATGCAACCGTTTTTTGAACTGCGTGATGAGGTCGGAATACTGCCAGCACTCATCCAAAAAGAGAGCCTGCACGGACTTTTCCTGAGCGTTGCTGCTGTTGGCTCCGCCCAGCATCAGCGGCATGTGCGCGAAATAAATGCCGTCCTTCTTAATGAAATGCCGGTTATTTGGCATCAATTCGCGCAATGGGTCGCACGCGTTCAGGACCGGCATCAACCTAGTTGCCATCCATTCCGCGGAGGTCTGGTCGGTCTGGGTGATCGAAAGCATCGGCCCAGGCTGCTGCGCCACTGCCCAGCAGACGAGTGCCTCCAGTGCAGTTGATTTGCCTGCGCCGGTGCACGCCTGGACGAATGTCTGGCGACAAGTCGGATCGGCAAAGTCGTGGATGACGGCATTCCACCAGGGCGCGGTGCTGCGGTCAAAATGAGTCGAGCGGGAACTGTGCGGGAATCGGACGTTGGCCTCCAGCCAGTCGAGCGGGTCACCGGCGTAGGCGAGGCGGACACCGGCGCGGGCACCTTCGGCAAAGGGATTCATAGCGTTTCCACCGATTGCCGAGCGTTGGCTTTGAGCAGTTCGATGCGCGATCGTAGGCGCGGCTGGATGTCGGCTTCGGTGAGCCCGGCGAGTTGCCCAGGAAGGTCACCAACTAGCGCGTCGAGTTCCGAGCACCAAACGGCCACCACGCGCGTAGCGGTTTCGCGCATCTCGTCGGCCAGCACCAACTCGCCCTTTTCCCGCTTAATGATGAGGTCCAGCCTCTCAATCTCCTTCTGAAGCTTGGCAGTGCGAGCCTCTTTGTAATCAACCGGCGGCGCGGCAGTCTTTGCCGGTTTTGACTTGCGTTCTTTGTTTGCGACAAGCGGAGGCTCTACCAATCGATCAGCGGTGTACTCGGCGCGCCACGCTTCTTGCTCGGCAATAGACCAGTCTCGATCAAACCCTTTGCGTTCCCAAAACTGGACAGCAGAGACACTTACACCAAAATGTTTTGCGGTCTGGCTATATGATGACCGTTTATTCTGAGTTGCCACGCCGCGAGTAGTACACTCGGCAATATCTGCCGGTCAATACCCCACTTGCGCTGTCTACTATCGGCATTTTTTGCCGATTGCACAAAAAAGGGGCACGCGTCCCTGACCTCAC